GCCGCTTAAGGTGTGCGCAGCCGTCCAGCCAGCGCCCAGGGCCACCAGCTCGGCATTGGCGGCCTGGCCTGCGGTGCCGGTTGCCAGTGTGAAGCTGGCTTTGCCAGCGTAGGTGCCGCTTGCCACGGCTGCGGTGGGGGTGCCGCTGCTTAGGGCGACGCCCAGCGCGGTGTCGTTAAAGTAGATATTCTCTACAGCGTCAATCTCATGGCCCGCAATAGGGATAACCATGTGCAGCGTGGCGTTGCTGGCCCCGCTGCTGGCGGCAAACACCAGTGGGCCGGAGACCATTGCGCGGCCATAGATGATGGTGCGGTTGGCGACTGTGCTGCGCACCACCTGGTCGCGGCCAGATGCCTGCGCGGTGAACGCGGATGCCGACTGCCCGCCACCGCCTTGTCCACCGGCAACGGCGCTGCGCAGTGCCCCGCCGATCAGCACGGTGGCCCCGGTGGAGATCATGCTGTAGGTGAGCCACGACACGCTGGTGATGGCAGAGTAGGCCATGGCGCTGCCTGCGATGGCTGCGCCGCCGTAGGATGCGACTGCTGCGATGACTACTGAGGTTGGCATCTATGCGACCCTCACCGAACAGACCATGCCGCTGTGGCTGATGGGCAGCAGCAGAAGGCCGTGGCGCTGTAACACGGCCACATGGCCCCCGGTGCAGACGCCAAGGTGCTCACCGAATGTGTCGTTGAACAGCACCACATCGCCACGGCGGGCTATTGCCACGGGTGCGGCGGCTTGGCCCAGCACTTTGCACACGGCCTCGCGCAGGGTGGGGGCGACGCTGGTGATCTTGTCCTGCGCCTCGCGCAGGGTGGTGTAGCCGCTGAACTGCGGCCAGAAGTCCACGCCGGTCATGACGGCGATGCACTGGCAGGTGAAGCGCAGGCAGTCGTGCACACCGATGACGTAGGGCTGGCGCTGGGCTGCGGCCACCTGTGCTGCAAGCTGTTCGGGCCAGTCTTGACGGCGAGTTAAGGTTGGGATGGTTGGCATCAGTAACCCCACCGCAGGTTTTTTTCGACCATTTGGGGCACGAACTCGAAGCCCTTGTCCGATGGGTAGGCGATGGCCTGGTCGGCTGCGTTGTAGCGGCGCACGCGAGGCCGGTCCCAATCAGCCAAGCGACTTTCGGCGCTGACGGTGATAGTGGCGGTGGTGCCAAGCTCGATGTCCATAGTGTCCATGCGGCCACTGAACACCAGATACGGGTCGGCCACCACGCTGTAGTCTTCATTGAGCGCGGCAAACCAGACCTTGCACGCCCTGCCCTGGTACTGCTGGCCCAGCGCGAGGGATACATGCGCGGGGTCCACACCGCTGATGGCAAAGCGCAGGCCACGGGCCTCCAGCGTCATGCCCTCGCCAATGGGGTCAATGCTGCCAACGCGGCCAATGCCCAGCCAGGTGAGGCTGTTCCACGCCATGTCTTGTGCGCTGTTGTTCATGCGCAGGAAGCCGCTGGGGAAGTCGAGCTCCACAAACACCACAGCACGCACCTGACCATCGGCCAGGGCGTTGTTGGTTGCTGTGGTGGTGGGGCGGTTTGCCATGGTGTTGCTGGGTTACCAGACCTCAGTGCAGGAGATGCTCACCGCGTCGAAGCCAGGCGCAGTGGTGGTGGTGCGGGCGATGTCGTCGTCCATTTTGAAAACGGCGGTGGGCTTGTTGGTAGTGATGGCCGCCAGGTTGGCCGGGCTGCTGCGCAGGGGCGGCTCCAACGTGAGCGTGGCCAGGCCTGCGCCGTCGCTGGTGGCATCAGCCACCACCATCTTCAGCTCGCCATTGACGCCAATGAAGTCGCCCGCCTTGAGGATGCCGGTGGTGCTGGGCGTCCAGCCGCTGGTGGCCAGGGTGTTGCCGGTTTGCCCTGCGCCGCTGACCACGGGGGTGCCTGTGGCCACGCCGCGTGGTGTGGGGCGGGCCATGTTCCACAGCGCAAAGCGCCCGGACTGGCCACGCAGTTGCACGGCAAAGGTGCGCCAGGCGGCGGCGTCTGCGGCGTCCAGGCTGCTTAGGGTGAACTGCGCGGCCCAGCGGGCACCTGGCATCTCCACGGTCTGCACTGCGCCGGACAATGGCGACTGGAATGTTTGGGTGTTGCTGACAAGCTGCCAGTCAAACTGTGCGGGCAGCTTGCGGGCAAGGGTGGGCCAGGCCAGTGTGGTCATGCGAAGGCCCCCCCGCGCTGGCGGCTGCGCAGTATCTCGGCCTTGGCCATTTCTTTGGCCTGCCCCATGGCGGCCATGATGGTGGCCTGGTCGGAGCGGCTGTCGATGCGGATGTTTTGCGTGACGTTGACCGAGCCACCGCCCATGCCTGTCTGGCCTTTGGTGTGGTCTAGCACGGTTTCCTGCGGGTGGAGCATGGCCATGAAGCCGCCTTTGCCGTCAAGCCCGCCGGAGCGCCCTGCTGCGCCAGTGGAGCCACCGCCGTCAAACGATGGCAGGAGGTTGGCAAAAAAGTCGCCCACGCCACTGAATAGGCCGCCGCCGGAGCTGGTGGATGCCTGCTGGATGGCAGCCTGGGCCAGTGCATCGGCCAGGGCGGTGGCTGCGCGGGTGAAAACGACGTTTTCAAGGGCATCGCCAAAGGCTTTGAGCGGGTCTTTGCTGTCGCGGAAGGCGGCGCTGAATGCGCCCTTGAGGTCGTTGCGCAGGGTGTCGGCGTATTCTTTGCTGGCTTTGTCCTGGTCGGTTTTGGTGTCGGCGGCGGCCTGGCGCACCTGGCCTGCGGCTGTCAGCTCGCGCTGCTCGCGCAGGAGCTGGATTTTGCGCTCCTGCAGGGCGATCTCGGCGGCGCTGCCTTGGTTGTAGCTGAGCTGGGTGAGGATTTCCTGCTCCTGGGCCAGGGTGGCGTCTACACGGGCGAGGCGCAGGGTGTCGAGGGCTTCTTTGGTGAGGCCGATTTCTTCGACCTGCTCGCGCAGCTTTTGGTTGCTTTCGGCCATGGCGGCTTGCTCACGGGCCAGGTCTTCAATGTATTTGGTGCTGGATCTGCGGGCCTCGTCCAGGGCCTTTTGGGCTTCGATCTCGGCCTTGGTGGCGTCGATGCGCTGGGCCTGGCCTAGCACCAGCTCGCGCACCTGGGCCACTTCGCCCAGGGTGCCCAGGCTTTTGAGGAAGTTGAGGGATTTTTGCTGCTCGGTGAGCTTTTCGGTGGTGGCGAGCTGGCTGTCCAGGCCCTGCACGTAGGCGGCCAGGGCGCGGGCCTGGTCGTCTATCTCTTCTTTTTGGGTTTTGCCTTTGCTGGTCTTGCCGCTGATGTCGGGCAGGGTTGCCTTGGGCTTGCTGAATCGGCGGCTGATGGCGTCGCTGTTGTCGCCCTGCTCTTCGAGGATGCGTTTGATGCGCAGCTCTTTGAGGTAGGCCGACTGGCGCTTGAAGTCGTCGATCATCTTGTCGTTTCCCTTGCGCACCGAGTCGGATGTGATGCGCTTGGCACGCTCTTCGAGCGCGGTGATTTGCTGCTCCACCACCTCGAGGTTGCCCTGGATGCTTTTGGAGTAGTCCAGCCGGGCGTAGAGGCCGAGCACTTCCAGGAAACCACCGGCGCTTTTGTAGGCGAGGTTGAAGCGCTCGATGCTTTCGTTGATGGCGGGGATGAGCGGTCCGGTGATGGAGCGGGCTGCATCGAGCGCATTTTTTTGCAGGGCGAAGAGCTGTTTGTTGAAGTCTTCAGCGGCCTGGGCCTGCGCGGTGGTAACGGTGGCGTTGAGCTGGCCTTGCTCGGCCAGGTCTTTGAGGAAGGGGGCGACCTCTTTGAGGCTTTTGCCAAATAGCTCTTGCGTGAGGCGGGCTTTGTTGCCGTCGTCGGCAAAGCCTGCCAGGGCGGCGGCGGTTTGGCGCAGGGCCTCGGCGGGGTCTAGCGTTTTGAGGTCTTTGGCGCTCAGGCCAATAGCGTCGAGCGCTTTGGCGGTTTTGCTGTCGGGGTCGGCGTTGTTGAGCGCCTGGTTGAACTTGACCAGGCTGGTGCCTACGGTGTCGAAGCTGGTGCCGGTGCGGGCGGCTACGTCTTCCAATGCGCTGATGTTTTCGATGCTTGCGCCGGTGGCGTCTTTGAGGTCGTTCATGGCGTCGATGCCATCGACCACGCTTTTGGTCATGAGCGCCAGGCCGCCCAGGCTGGCCCCGCCTACCAGGCCAAGGGCCCCGGTGAGGGCGGTGGCTGATGCCTGGAGCTGGCCCATGCTGGAGCGCACATTGGCCAGCACGCGGCTGGCGGCGTCGTCTGCACTTATTTTGATTTTTGCTTCAGACATTGCTGCGAATTTCCTGCATTAACTCAATTAATAAATGCCAATCTGTCACTTCAAACAACGCGCCATAGACCTGCCAGCTCTGCGGTGCCCAGCCGCCGCAAAAGTGCCAGCAGTGGCGGGCTTGCTCGGCCAGTGCGTCTAGCACCGGGGGCTCGGCGGCCAACCCGCCAAAGCCTGCTGCCTCTAACTTTTGGGCTTCTGCCTGGGCTTTTTGCCACCCAAGCAGGCCGGTCAGTTTTTTGCGGCTGTATCCTTTAACGCCTTACGCTCTGCCATGCGCTCCATGAGGGCGTAGCCCAGCTCTTGCTCCCACGCGGGCTGGGCATCTAGCAGCAGCGCGGCGGCGTCTGCAGAGCACTCCAGCGCATCACTTGCCTGCGGGTGCTCGGGCAGCACATCACCCACCACCACACCAGACCAGGCGACCATGGCGCACAGCAGCAGGGTGCGCTGCAGGACCACATGGGCAGCAGCGTCATCCACCACACCGTGCAGGCCACTGCGGCGGGCTGCCAGCACTACCTCGTGCTGGGTGGGCAGGCGCAGGGTGATGTGGCGCGGTGCGTCTGCTGCGCCCACCGCCACGGAAAACTCCCGTGCGGCGGTGGCGTAGCGTTTGAGGTCTGCCAGGTCCATGGGGTGCTAGTGATTAAGTTGCGTAGCGGGTGGATGGGGCGACGGCGGTGAAGGTGATGTTGTTGGTGAGCGGTGCATTGACAGCCACGCTGGGTGCGCTGTTTATGGACCAGTAACCGTTAATCACCATGCGGCTGGCATTGGCAAACACGATGCGGAAGGCGGCGGGCGTGGACAGGTCACTAGCGGCTTGCACGGCGATCTGGCCAGCGAGCGTGGCGTCGTCAAAAACGGTGAGGCTTAGGGCCTGGGCGCTGCGGGTGGTGGGAACCTGCTTTTGCGTTTTGTCGGTGATGGTGGTGACGTCGGCAAAGTTGAGGTCTCCACCGGATGTGTCGAAGATCTGCACTTGGCTAATCGTCGTCCAGGCGGTGATGCGGCGGATGGTGCCGGTGCCGGTGCCTGCGGGGTAGTTGGTTACGCTGACGGTGTTGATGCCTTCAAGCGTGACGTCGTTGGTGGAAACGGTTTTGACGCGCACGATGCGGGCGTTCAACAAGTCCCAGCCGGAGGTGACTTCCAGGAAGTCGCCAGCGATGACGCCGTGGGCTGCGGCCAGGGTGGCTACGGCCTCGGTGGCGTTGGTGATGGCTGTCATGTTGACGGCTGCGCCGTAGGTGCTGGCGATGGATAGCTGGGTGCCAGTTGCGAGGGTGATGGCCATGGTGGTATCTCCGGGTTGAAATGGGGTTGGTTAAATGGGGGGTGGGCTAAATGGGGACGTCGGGCAGGGCCGCGTTGGTGGCATAGGTGATTGCGTAACTGAGCGTGGCGACGCCGCAGGGTTTCTCCAGGGTGTCGTCCATTCGTACTTCGATGCTTTGCGGCAGGGTCTGCTTGACGATCCCGCCCAGGGTGTTGCCGCTAAGTGCGGTCTCTACCTCAGACAACATTTGGTCTAGCAGGTCGTCCAGGTTGGCAGTGGCTTTGGCAACAGCACGCACAGTGAGTGTGAGGGTGCGCTCCAACTCACTGCCGCCGATGCTGTAGACGGCAATGCTCTCGTCGTCGGTGTAGACCTGCAGGCATGGCAAGTCTGCATCGCGCAGGGGGTAGACCCGGCTTTGGTACACACGTGTGTACGTGGTGGCCAGGCCGGTGATGGCGGTAGCAGCGGCTTCGCGGATTTGCTGGCGCACGTGGGGCATTTACACGACCTCCAGCTGCAGGGTGGTGAGGCCGGTGCCGTCTGCCTTGTAGTCGCGCACGGTGTAGGTGGTGCTGCGCACAACCAGGGCCAGCCCGCGGGGGTCTGCCGGGGTGCCGGTGCTGGGCAATACGAATTCGGGGAGGGACCCACCCATGTCATAGGTGATGGCAGGGGTGAGGTCCAGGATGCCGGTCACGCCCACACCGCCCAGAGTGGCCGGATCGGCAAACTCTGCGGTGTTGAAGAAGGCGGACAGGTCTTCGACAAACATGGTGGCTTGGGCTTAGGCGCCCTGCCCTTGGTTGGCTGCTTCAGCAGCCGCGCGCTCTGCAGCGGCGACGGCATCGGCCTCAAGCGCGGCCTGCGCGGCGGCGGCTTCAACCTCGGCGGCCTGGGCCGCTTTGGTTTTGCCACCTTTGACCACTGCGGCGCCCGCATCGACCAACTGCGCGACTTGCGCCGCGTCGGTTACTTCGAGGGCGTCGCCCTCGGTGTAGTTTTTGCCATCGTGGTTGATGGGCGTCAGTGCAATGAGCTTTGCCATGGTGCTACTCCCTTACGCAACCGCGTTGGTAACCAGGTAGCCCGCAGCGGCGGAAGCCAGCACGGGTGCCTCGGCGCGGGTGACCGGGAAAATCCAGCTCTTGCTGTTGCGCTCGAAGTAGGGTTCTTCGACTTGCGGGTAGCCGTTGAGCTGGTAGGTGTAGCCGTAGCTCGGTGCGCCCATGTCGGCAACGGATGCGGTGTCGGTGTAAGCCACCACCACGTCTTTGCCCCACACGTCGCTGAACACGGTGCCTGCGTCGTTGGACCAGATGGCGTCGCCAATGATGACGCGCTGCACGTCAAACAGGGCGGCCAGCAGATCGGCAGTGGCAACGTCGCGCCCGGTGTATTTGCAGTAGTCGCGCACGATGGGGTGGTGCTTGACCCAGCGGAACACGGCAGCACCCATAACCACGGTGTTCGCGCGGCGGCCTGTGGCAGCGCGCACGGCTTCTTTGCCGGTTTCGATGACGGTGATGGGGTTGCTGGTGCCGGTGTAGTCACTCCACTGGCCGCTGCCAGAGAGCGTGACTTTGTTGCCTGCGGCGTAACTGGCTGCGGTGCGGGCAATGTCAGCGGCTTGCTTTTCCAGGCGCAGCTCCATGATGTTGAGCGTTTTGCGCACGGTCATGGCAGACATGTCGATGCCGGGGCCGTTGGAGGCCTCTTGCATGTTTTCGATGGGCAACTGGCCTTCCAGGCTGTAGTCCACCAGGCCGTAGGTGCCCGATGTGTAGCCAAACTGCACGCGCTTGGTGTTTTCACCAGGGGCGCGGGCGGTGCCGTACAGCATGAAGTCCTCACGACCAAAGCTGATGATGTTGCCTGCGCGCAGGTCTACACCGACGCGGGGGAACAAAACCGAAGAGACCATGGCGGCATTGGTAAAACCTTGCGCTACGGCGGAGAGCACCGGGTCAACGACGCGGGCTTGCGAGAGAGAGAGTTGTGGCATGTGGGGCTCCTGGTTTAGTTAGGAATGAGGAACACTTCGATCTGCTCGCCAGCACCAGCGGCGGCAGTGAGCGCACGACCAATAATTGCGCCTGCGGAGCGGGTTACCACCTGGGTGACGGTGCTGTGCACCTCGACCAGCGCACCGGCAGCGATGGCACCACCGGAGATGGCGATGGCAGTGCCCAGCGCAGCCACCGGCACGCGGGATCCGGATGCAGCCGCCACAGTGGCAAAGCCGACTGCATTGCCTGCAGCAACGGCAGCGGCACCGGAGGCCTGCACGGGCTGGAATTGGGCGATAGCGGCACCGGCTGTGAGG